CCGCTGCCGCTCTGCTGATCTCGTTTTGGTACAGCCTAATCACCGTCTACCGATAGTGCGTATATTGCGGCGAGCGCCAGCAATGCCGCCTTGGCAGGCAATGGCAAGTTTGTACAAATCTGAAGTAGTCGGAAATTGCGTAAGGGTAACGAATCGCAGGCAAAGCGACAGCGAAAATAGAAGTAGGCCAAATCGTATAGAAGAACTAAACGCGGCAACGCCGCGCGCAGGTATTTCCATTCCGGAGGCATCAAGGTCATTCAAGTCCGCGACTGCCAATCTAAACGCCTTTCTCTTGGGGTTCCAAAGGGGATATTCTCTTTCGCGAAAGAGAATATCCCCTTTGTCCCGCACCCCTGCGCGGCCGCAGGGAATCTGCAAGCCAAATGTCAATAGTAAAACCCGAATTTCTTTGAAAAATTTTTTATAGGCTTTATAGGCTTGCAAGGAACACGTTGAAAAGTTCCGCAGAGGTGTGCCAGTCCAGGATTAACCGTGGGTAATTATTTATCCAGTCCTGGACCCGGCGCACCTCTTTTTGTGTTACCTTGCGGAAGTCCGTGCCCTTGGGGAAAAACCACCGGATAAGCTGGTTCTGCTTCTCGTTGCTGCCGCGCTCTCCGGGGGACCTGGGGTGGCAGTAGTAGACGTGGGTGCGCTTCTCTCCGGGCAGCAGACAGGAGCGCTCCATGCCCTTGCAATCTGCAAATTCGCTCCCGTTGTCCACGGTGATGCTCTTGAACACCTGGCGGAACATAGCGGTCCCCATGCGCCGCTCCAGCCGGTCCAGAACGCCCACGACACTGGCGGCGGTGTCGTCGTGCATCTTGCGGATGATCTCGTCCCGCGTCACGCGTCCGGTGAGGACGCACAGGGCGGCCTTGGTGCCCTTCTTGCCCACTACGCTGTCCATCTCCCAGTGGCCCGGCTCCTCCCGGTTGTTGATGTGCTCCGGGCGATGCTCGATGCTGTCCCCTCTGGGGGCTTTCGCTGCTTTCACGCGGTTGTAGGTCCGCTTCTGGTCACTCTTGTAGCGCAGCTCCTTGTTGGTCAGGGGCCACAAGTCCCCGTTCTCGATGTACTTATACACAGTCTGACGGCATAATGTGCAGGAGAAGGTAGTCTCCGGCGTTTTGCCCAGCATGGAGCAGGCAGCGGACGGGGAATACCCCTCGGAGATGGTTTTGACCAGCCACCGGGCCAGCCGGTGGTCTTTGCCTATTTTCAGAGGCTTTTCCATGTTCTTCTTGCGGTCCAGGTGGTAGTCCTTGGCAACATCGGCGGAGTAGGAGATATAGGTGGTCAGGTCGCTGCGTTTCAGCTCCACCGCGCCCCTCCGGCACTCGTCGTAGACCGTGCTGTGATGCACGCCCAGATAGCGGGCGATCTGCGGCTTGCTGTACCCCTCGCGGAGCATTTTTTCAATGGTCAATCTGTCGTTCCAGGTCAAGTGTGCGCCCTTATATCTTGGCATAGGAAAACCTCCATTTGCAATACTTTTGCATAGCATTTGTATATCTTTAGCACACTTTTTTCGGCCATGTCAATAGCCCCGGAAGATGCAAAAATCCCCCTACTATCCGTAGGGGGATTTCAAAATTTTTTATTCTTTTCCGGTCAGCCAGTCCATTGTCACGCCCAGGACCTCGGCAAAGATCATCAGCTCGTAGTCCGTCACGAAGCGGTCCCCGGTCTCTATCTTGCTGATGGCCTCCCGCTCAATGAACACGCCCTTGACCTGCATCCTTGCAGCGAGGTCCGCCTGGGAGATGCGTTTGGTCGCCCGCACCTGGTGGATGCGGTCCCCGGAGATATTCTTTTGTCCCTCAAAATCGTAAATCTTCACACGCAGCCCCTCCTTGGCACCTTGACAGTACCACGGAAAAGGACTATCTTTGTAATAAAGATTTACAACCTTTATCGTTTTGGTACAAAAAGTGGGAATATCTCACTTCACGTCCGGCAGCTTGTCCAGCATCCCGGCGGCCTCCAGCAGATTGTAGATGATCTGGGCCGTGGCCTCGCGGGTGATGGGCTTCTGCCATCCATAGTTGCCCGCACCGTCTCCGGCGAAGATACCCTTGCGCTTGCAGTAGTCGGTGGCCTCCTTGGCCCAGGCGGAGGGGTTGTCCCCGGTGTCGGCGCAGCTCGTGAGCTGTTTGGTGTCCATAGCTTCTTCATCCTTTCCGGCCTTTGCGGCCTCCAGTCTTTTGTTGACTTCTGCGGCGATCTGGCCGTGTCGGCTGTAAAGCCAGTCACCAGGGCAGGCTTTCGCCGCAAACCAGCGGTGGACGGTCATGTTCTGCTGGTCTACCTGACCTACGAGGTTTTTATCTCCCTTCCAAAGCAGCCTGGGGATGCCGTTGCGTTGGCAGATGTCCACCAGCAGGTCAATGAGGGACTTGTAGGCCGCGTCGGAGACCGGCCACGGGTCCTTGGCAACGGTGTTCGCCACCTCAATGGTGACAGCCCGGTTGTCGTTGCCGGCGGAGGAGGTACACCACGAACGGTTGGCCTCGTCCACATACAGACCAATGCGCCCATCGCTGCCGATGCCGTAGTTGCTGCTGGCCTGGCGTTCCTTGTTCTGGAACAGTTCGCCGCAGCGCTCCACGGACAGGTTCCCGGCCATACAGTGGATGGAGATGGTGTCGATGGCGTGCTTGCGCTTGCCGGAATGGTTGGGGGACAGCTTGGTGTAGCTGACCAGCGGGCTGTTACTCATTGCCCGCACCTTCTTTCAGAACGCCGTGGTTGAGTTCGTAGACGGCGGCCTCAATGAGCGCGTCGATGCGTTCCTCGTCCAGGGTGATGCCGTGCTCCGCCAGCCAGTTGAGGACGTAGGCTTTCTTCTCCTCGCCGCGCCCGCTGCCACGGTAGATTTGCTCCGCCGCCGTCACAGCGATCTTCACCCAGGCATTGATCTCCGCCTGCTGCTGGGCCGTGGTCCGGCTCTTGATATAGGGAATGACCACGGCGGTGATGACGGCAGCCACAAGGGCAGCCGCCGCTTCAATGATGGTTGTAATATCCATGATGTGCTCCTTCCTTTACTCCACGATTTCCCAGTCGTCGGCCAGCATATCCGCCTGGCTTGCAAGCCATCCCATTTGCACGCCGGAAGTGCCGCAGAATGCGATAGCCTTGTTCCCAATGGCCGCGTGCTCGGCATTGACGATTGTGCCAGCCGGGGACGTGTAACTGATGGCAGAGGCCAGCTCAATGTGCTGGTTCTTTCCGTTCCAGCCCGCCCGTCTGCACTTCTTCCCCTTCTTCATGGCCTCGATAGCCAAACCGAAGTTCATGCCGTCGATGGGGCGGTACGCTTCCTCGAACACGGCCTTGGGGCTGAAACTCTCGTAGCCGTCCGGGTAGCGGACCTTATAGCCCTCCTCCACGGGGTCCATGCTCTTGGGGGTGGGCTGGCCCTCCTCGTAGACCCTGCCGCCCTTGCGAATGGCGGGGACCGCCTCAATGATTTTCGTGCCGATATAGGTTTTCATTTCGATTTCCTCCTTTAGCAATCTCGTTTTATTTTCTTCTCCGGTGCGTTGCTCTTGCCGAACACCACCCCGTCGTTGTGCTCGAAGATGTTTTCCACCACCTTGAGGACGTTCACGCCCAGGATGGTCTCGATGGCCTGCTCGGACAGGTCCACCACCGGGAACACTTGGCCCAGGTGCACCGTGGCGTACAGGGCGATGAGGTAGGACATCGTGACCCACCCCAGCGCGGCGATCTGCGTTGTCACGAACAGCCGCCGCGTGGTCGTCTTAATGTTCTTCATCTCGTACCGCCTCCAGATGGTCAATGCGGTGGTGTGCGGACTTGGCGCTGGCCTCCACGGCAGCCAGACGGCCCTCCACCTCTGTGTTGGTCTTGCGCTGCTCTCGCTGTTCCGTCTTGATCTCGTCCGTGTTGGACTTGATGTACCCCAGCTCTGTCAAAACGGTGCCGAGCTGTTGGCCGTTGCTCCTGTCGTCTTTTCCCTTGTTGCGGGAGAAGGTGGCATAACTGATGACAGCACCCAGCACCGTGCATACCAGTCCCACAATGATGTTCCACTCCATTGGTATCACCTGCCTTTCCCATTGAGCATATCAAAGCCCCGCATCCTTTTCGCCCCGAAGCAGATAAAAATTTGAAAGAGAGGGATTGCCCTATGATCTGGATTGAATTTGCCGTCAGCGCCCTTGTGACCGCTGCAACATACGGGGCAGGGCCTATGCTTCTGGCTCTGCTCCGAAAGAAACCGCTCCGTGTCCGATACCTGCGAATATTCAGCGCTGTGTACACGATTGCCGTATGGGCCGTGTGGCAGTTCCTTACATACGACGGGAACGCCGTGCGGACCATGCCAGCCCTGCTTTGGGGGTATGTGTTCTATCGCCTTGCAAGGAGCGTCCTGGAGAAAAAGCCCGTACCGGCCATACCGAAAGAACGATGGTACACCTGCCCGAAGTGTGGGCAGCTCGTCCCGGAGGGAAAGCCGTGTGACTGTGAAAGCCTTTCTCCCCAGCCGGGGGAGAAGTTGTGCGGCACACCGTTCATCCAGGCGGGCCAGACCCCGCCCGGAGTTGAAACCGAACAGCCGAAGCCGGGAAAGCGGTCTCCGGTGGTTCCGCTTTGCATAGCCGCTGCTTTGCTGGTGGTATGCACCTGCATCCTTGGCTACCGTGTCTCCGTGCTCGCGGCAGCGCGGGATGACCTGGCAGCGGAGAATGCGGAATTGCACTCCAGAGTTTCCACGCTATCCACTGAAAAGACGCAACTGCAAGAAAAAGTGAACGACCTGGAGGCTCGGAACGAGGATTTGTCCGGCTATCTTCACGACGCCACTTTTCTTTACAACAACATTGGGTTCATCGTCGAAGGGTCAAACCGTTATCACAATTACGATTGCCCTGTGTTCCAGGGTGCTGACGAATACTGGGCGCATAATATAGAATACTGTGAGTATCTGGGGTACTCGAAGTGCGGAAATTGTTGGTGACGACATGAAAAAACGGGAGCAGGGACGACCTGCTCCCATTTCTTTACCATTCGCTGGTGTAGACGGTCCCCCAGAGGAAGGCCCGCTGCTCGTCGGTCAGGCCGGAGAAGTCCTCCAGCCATTCCCGCACATGGTCGCTCTTGGCCTCGCCCTTCACGGTCTTGCCGTCTGCGTCCTTGGTCCCTTCCATCTCGTTGTAGGCGGTGTGGAACAGGACGTACTCCCAGGGTTCGATGCCCTGGGCCTCTGCGTCGTCGGCCTGGGCCATCCACTTGGTGCTGACCTCGTACTGTCCGTCGGAATGGTCCGCCAGGGCGCTCTTGTCGGCCAGATCATAGGCCGCCTTGAGCACCTTGTCGCGGGTCTCGTCGTCCATTCCCCGGAAGATGGGGCTGCTCGCCAGGTCGTCGGCCATGCTGCGGTAGGCGTTGGCCCGCTGGTCGGAGTATGCCCGGTAGGCGCTGCTCGCCAGGTCGTCCGCGCCGAAGGTCTCCTCCTTCTCCTTGACAGGGGCGTATTTGTCCCTGCTGCCGATAAGGTCCCGCGCCCTCTGGGGCAGGGTGTAGTCCGGGTCCTTCTCAACGGCCTTGTTGTAGCGGCTCCGCATGGCGCTGTCGATGCTTGCGCCGTCCACGCCCATGCTGTTCATCAGGTCGTCCCTGATGTGCTGGTAGGTGTCCATGTCGCCCTGCTCCAGTGCCCGGTACAGAATGGCGTAATAGCGGTTCTTGTTGCCGGTATTGGAGATGTTGTAGATAGCCTTTTCCATCTCATACTGGAGCGGGATGTTGCCGGTCTCCACCGCCGCGCTCCGGGCCAGGCCCCACATATCCCGCGCCAGG